GAAAAAACTTTAAAACCATCCTATAGAATGTCGACATGTGCCATATGTCTCAATGAAGTCAAATCGACGAGGACAAATCCTCCGATTCGATGTGGACATATGTTTCATTCCCACTGTCTACAGAGATGGAAAGAACAAGGTAAGAATACATGCCCCACATGTAGAAAGGTGTTTGACGCTTCCCAATTTAAGATTGTCGTCACGATTCAAAACAATTACACAGCAGCTTCGAACTCTGTGTCCTTGAACGAAGAATCAATTTTTGACGTACTCGACCTCTTTGACATCACCTTCGATGTTGAGGATCAACCAGACCTAGACAGTATTCTTGCCGACCTTGGGGTGAGTCTTACCGACTTTGATCCCACGGTTCTTGACGCAGAATGAGCTGCAATATGTTTCGTAATTCAGGCCGGGGTAGTTTCTCGAAGCTTTTCGGGGATCCACAATAGCTTTCCCCTTCGCATCCACGAGGAGGGGTCCAGTCGCCCACCCACGTTTGTGACTGAAGACATTAGCTTTGAATACGATACGTTTACCGACCTTGAATGTACCACCCCGCTTTACGCGAGACTCAGGAACCTTGAAGAATTTAGCTACAGAGACCACGGTGTCACCAGGTTTGATCTTGTACTCGACCACACTGTGTTGTTTGTAAAAATGAAAGTCACCTTGACGAATGTAGTTCGTGGGTCGACCAGGAGACACGAACATCATGACCTTATAATACCCCTTCTTACACTTTTCATTCGCTTTGGCCCTGTACACCTTCTTGGGGTTATCCGATACGACGCGGTTAGGGAGACCTGTACAATGTGTGTACGTGTGGTTTCCATTTGAAAGTCCTGACCGATCACCTGGAATGGACTTTTGCCACCTATACGCCTCGTAATCCCCAACCGCATATGCGTAGCAGTTGTTGTTCCCGATACCCTTTTGTGAACCCCACCTCCGATTCGTAAACTTACTTTCAGATCCACTCGGGGGTGGTCCTTTCATATAGATTCACTTGAGAAAAAAATGTCGGTACATAACAAATGATTCAGGAAGTTACCAAAGCTGAGACCAAGTCGGACGCCCTCACGGAGATGCTCATCTTCGTGCTCACCGTGCTCATCAGCACGTTCCTCCTTCGTCTCGTGTGGAACCGATCCCTCGTGAAGCACATCACCGTGCTGAAGCCCGTCAACACTCTTTTGGACGCGTTCATCCTTTCCCTCTCCCTCCAGGTTGTCCGTGGTCTCTAAACCTCCTTGTACCCGACAGTCGTCTCACCGTTGGGATGCTTTAGGGTAGGGAAGGCTTTCATGCCTTTGCACCCCTCCTTGTCGCAGTCGACAAAGGTGTGTTCCTTACCATTCTTTTTCATGTAGTCTAACTGCTTTCGAGTCCAGCCACAACCCATGGTCCCGAAAACAGTCCAACCTTTACCACCCTCTCCCTTAGGGGCTTTCTTACCAGTCTGGAGAAGAATCATGATATCGATAATCGCGAGAATGGCGAAGGCGAGCATTTTATTATAGGTAAATATTAAAATGTCGTCGACTGCGCTGTCCATCGGAAACAAGAAAGTCACGCTCAAATACACCAGGAAGATGCCCCGTGGTGAAGTTGAACGGATGAAATCGTTCGTTACTAAGAGTGGTGAAAAACTCGTAAAGTCTCCAAAGTTTAAGGTACTCTCTCAAGTTGACGAGGGTACGAAGCGGGTCTTCAAGGTCGTGCTCTAACGACACCGGGGCGTTTTTTGGGCGCGGCTTTCCCAGCCTTTAGGATGGCAACCGCACGCGCTTTGGCAGTTTCTTTGTTTACGGGTGTTTTTGGTTTAGGAGCCTGAATTTTGATGATGGGTTTAGGCTTGGAAAGAGGAATGGCAACTGACGTCTTCTCACCCGTAAAGAAAGGTTTCGATAAAACCTCCTCAAAGCTAATATTGACAGATTTGTTACCTCTCAGCCTATAGTTCTTGACAGTATTCGACCTACTCACGAGATACTCTTTGGGTAACAGGTTTTCGATGAACGTCTTCACCACACGTTCCGTCCGTGTCCGTGGTTGACGAACCAGGTTATGGATGGAGTTCAGGAAAAGGTGTAAATCATAGTGTTTGTCAGACTTTCTCGAGATGCCGATGTTCTTGTAATTGCTGGCGTTGACGAGAGGATTCTTAATCCGTGGGAATACAGAAAATCCAAAATCAATAATGACAGCTTCAAACCCCGCGTTAGAAATGGTATGCCCCATGAATTTAATATCCTTCACAGGAACTGGTCGAACGAGGATATTTCCAAGATGAAGATCGTGATGACGGAAACCCGGATACTTCTTTTGGATGCGATACAGGTTATAGATGACCTGTAACATAACGGATTTCATGGCAAGTAGAGTGGGTTGAAACCTCATCCATTCCCCCAGCTCCTTACCCTTCACGTATTCACTATAAAGAACATCCTTCTTATCACAAGTCTTGTAGAGGTACATCTTGGGAACCCCAAAACCTTCCAATTTTTTTGCAATGGTAAATTCCATCTTTGGGTTCATCTCATCCAGGGCTTTTTTAAATCCTGCCAACGGCAGATTGTTGGTCTTCTCACTCAGTGAAGGCGTTCTAATTTCTTTGTAGACGACGTATTTTTCACATCCATCATCTATACATCCACGATACACCTTACCATATTGACCTTCACCAATTTTCACAGCACCTTTGGTCATGGTTCCATTTTTCTTCTTCAACCAGAGATGAGACGCGGGATCACACGCCTTCTTACCCCTGAGAAGCTTCTTCACCTGAGCGTTCATTATTATATTCGTAAGAAGATTGTTTCAACTTACGAATAGGGGGAAATAAATCAAGTCCGTAGGACTTGGGACTCGGAAATTACTGGTCATCAACCTCCTCAATCTCATCCTCATCCTCGACATCAACCTCCTCCTCGTCGGGAAGGTCAACACCTTGGAACGCGAAAGAGGGAAGCTTGGCAGACTGTTCGAGGAGAGTCTGTTGGAGACGGATAGTCACACCGAACTTGTTGTCGATGAACCAAATCTGGTTGAGATCGACGATGGCCATACACTTCTGACCCTTCTCGATCGTGTCGAGAGTGACCGGCTGCTTCTGCATCGAGTACGCCTCGGGGACAAAAGTACCATCGGGCTTGGTGAGAATCTTAAGCTTGATAGTGGAAGGGTACTGCTCCTTACCGGGGCGGACCATGGGCTTGTAGAGCGCCTCCTTGAGGACGGCGACGTTGAACTCCTTACCGAGCCACTCCTTGGAGTTGGCCGCGACGGTGTTCACGATGATATCATCGAGTTCCTTGAGCTTGTTGTGAAGGGCCATCGCTTCTTCATTATCGGGGTCAAAGGAAAGGTCGAGAGAGTAGGAGGTGCGACCAGTGCCCTCATCAGTGAAAGCACTCAGACCGTAAGGAGAGCGCATGAAGGGGAACTGAATGTAGAGCTTCTTGTTGTCGCCGGCGTTCAGATAGACGGCCTTACCGCCATTCTTATTCTTACGAAGTTTCGAAAACTGCACAGAGGCAGGGGAGAAGTCGGAGGAGCGTTGGATAGTGAGCGACATTGTTTGTTGGTTATATCTATCTTAGGCCGCTCGACTTTAAGTAAGTTTTTTTGTTGACATATATCAAAAGTAATCATGGGTCTTTTTAAAGACTGCGGTTGTGGATGCAACGGTAAGAAGCAGGAGGAGAAGTTTATTATTTCCGTCATCTCGGGTCTTACCTTTTTTATAGTCGCGAACCCCGAGACTTTCCGTCTCGTCAGGCGAGTCCTGGGACCCAGGATCGCCACTCCCACGGGGTGCCCCTCGACGATGGGTCTCCTCGTACACACTCTCGTGTTCATCTTGGTCGTGTGGGGTATGATGAACATAAAGAAGGAGCGTAAGGAAAAGAAGGGGTGTGGGTGTGGTGAGAAGAAGGTGGTCGTCAAGGGTGAGAAGATCGTCGTTGAACCACCCGTTCAGATGGCCGACGTTCCCGACCCCAAGCCAGGATTTGCGGAAGGTCAGATTGAACTCGTCGATAGTGGTCGCAATCTCGCACCCATGTCTGTCGACTCGGACGGTATCTTGTATTAGAAATCTTCGTCGAAACCAATTTCGTCAGAGGTGTCGTCCATTTTTCCGTAATCCCCTACCCGTTTTTCGAAAAAGTTTGTCTTGCCATCGAGGGAGATGTTTTCCATGAAATCAAAAGGATTCTTGGAACCCCAAATCGGCGGCTGCCCAATCTGTTTCAAAAGGCGATCAGATACGTATTCGATGTACTCGGACATCTTGTCTGAGTTCATACCGATGAGATTGCACGGGAGTGCATCGAGGATGAACCCCTTCTCAATCTCGACGGCTTCTTTAATGATAGTGTGTAGCGTTTCAGTCGAGGGTTTATTGCGAAACAATTTGAACAACTCAACCGCAAACTCCTGATGAAGTCCCTCATCTCGGGAGATGAGTTCGTTGCTGAAACAGAGACCAGGCATGAGTCCCCTTTTCTTTAGCCAATAGATGGCACAAAAACTTCCAGAAAAGAAGATACCCTCGACACAAGCGAACGCGAAGAGGCGTTCCGCGAATGGACGGGACTTGTCGAACCATTTCATAGCCCATTTTGCCTTTTTCTCTATGCATGGCACGGTTTGAATAGCCTCGAAAAGCTGCTTCTTTTCCGCACCATCTTTGATGTATTTGTCAATCAACTTGGAGTAAGTCTCACCATGAACCATCTCGTTGTGAGACTGGTAGGCGTAGAATGAACGGGCCTCCGAGATTTGCACCTCATCAGCAAAGTTGTTGTTGATGTTTTCAAATACGATTCCATCGGATCCAGCGAAAAACGCCAGGATGTACTTTATGAATTTCTGTTCATTATCATTGAGAGTTTTCCAATCATCGAGGTCTTTCGACAAATCTACCTCCTCAGCAGTCCAATTGGACATTTGAGCCTTTTTATAGAGTTCCCAAAGTTCTGGATACTTCAGGGGGAACACCGTGAACCTGTTTAGAGTTGGTGCGAGTATAGGTTCGTATTCGTCTTCGATGTATTCTTGAAATTCAAAATAGTCTCCGATGTGACGTCCGTCAATAGATATTTGAGGGTAGGTTGTCGCTCCTGGACCACAAAGTCGTTTAAGTTCTTCCTTGTCCACCATAATTTTCTCATGTTCGAGACCTTCCGATTCGCATAAGGTTTTCGCGTGGTCGCAATACTGACACCCCTCCTTCGAATAAATACTAACTTTCATCTGTGATATTATCCCTGAATTTTTTTTGAGGGAAAACTCTAAGCATGATTGTGCCCTCAGAAATAAACCAAGACGATATAGTCAAAGTATTAGTAAACGAAGATGGTGTTGAAGACGAAATGTACGGGATTGTCGCGATGAACACTGGGAACACCCTCGGCCTGAGATATCTCAACCCCACTGAACTTTTTTACAAGAGTGCTTGTGTATACGAACTTGAGACTGAGACATATTCACCCGCTCCATTCGAGAGTGTGATGGAACACTACCCAAGTGGAACGACTTTTATGGATTTGGAGATGAAATCCCTCGGAGAGAACAGATTTGCCATGTACAGTGAAATCGATGTCGAAGATAATGACAGTGACTTGTACGACGAAGGTGCCGATGATGAATCTGACCTCGAAGGGTTTGTCGTTTCTGATAGTGAACTCATGGGTCAGGACATTCCCCTACCTCCTGGACATCAGGCTATCGACAAAGAATGGAATGAATGGGAGCCTACGACTTCGGGTGGAAAGAGTTTCAAGGAAACGATTGATGCGATTGAAAATCGCGTCAGACGCTTAAGTGAGTGACGCGTTTTTTGAAAATCTAAAAAAGATTGCCACATTCAAAAACAATGCTGGCAGCTATATGGTCCGATTTGGACACTCTTTTACACAAAGAAAACGAAGAAAAGCCTGTGAATATAAATTTATGTCGCGAATGTTCGGGAATCAAACTTTTCAGTAAAGAAGGATTACCCACGTGTTCCGAATGCGGTCTCGTAGACTCGTATTTTATTGATGACACTGCCGAGTGGACGAGTGGTGTCACAGATGATGGAAAGGTGAATGATCCGTCGAGGTGCGGAAATCCTAACGCGAATCCCGAACTCTTTTCACAAAACTGGGGTAAGGGGACGATCATTTCGACTCAACGCGGTTCGACGTACGAAAACAAGCGGATGGCGAAGATTAACTTTCACATGTCTATGAACCATAAGGATCGATCGTTGTTTCACGCATATAAGGATATCGATGAGGCGTGTCATACACTCCCGGAAGTTGTTCTAAAAGAGGCGAAGATGTTGTACCGCAAATTCAACGATGAAAAACTCACTCGAGGTGCGGTGCGTTTAGGGATCAAGGCGAACTGCGTACTTTACGCGTGTAGACTTGCCCAGCATCCCAGGACGACGAAGGAGATTGCGGATATGTTTGGAGTTCAGTCGAAAGATATCAGTCGAACGACACAGATGTTCAAAGACACGATCATGGGTGTGACAGAAAAGAATTATGTGACGAAGGCGTTTGATGTCATGCAACGACTCTTGAATTCGTTTAATGTGACTCGGGAACAACGTCTTCAGTGTATTAAACTTTGTAACCTGACGGAAGACTGTGTGAATCTCATGAGCAAAACACCCAATAGCGTAGCATCTGCGATCATCTATATGGTTTTGAGTCCAAATGTGACAAAATTGGAGATGTGTGATAAATGTTCGGTTTCCGTACCGACGTTAAACAAGATTGAGGTGATTATCAAAAAGCACTTAGAGTTTAAAGGTTAGTATTTGTATATAATGACAAAACTCTTTCTCTCGACACCGTGTTATGGGGGTCTTTGTCTAGAGAAATACATGTCTAGTATTATCAAACTTCAACTCCTCCTAATGAAAGAAGGTATTCAATTATATCTCGATACCACAGAAAATGAGTCCCTCGTACATCGCGCCCGTAACGTTTCGGTCGGTCGCTTCATGCAGAAGACAGACTGTGAATATTTCATGTTTGTCGATGCAGATATTCACTTTGATCCCGCCGCAGTCGTCCGTCTCGTCAAGTCTGGTCACGACCTCTCTGTTGCCTGCTATCCCAAAAAGGTTGTCATGTGGGATCAGGCTGCAGAAGCCGTGAAAAATGGCGACGAGAGAGATATGTCCATGCTTTCTTCGAGTCTTGTGATTAATTTCGGAGCGCAGAATCGACCGATCCAGAATGGATTCATCGAGATTCTCGATGGACCGACTGGTTTCATGGTGATTAAACGTTCCGTTTTCAAGACTTTGGAGGAGAAGTTTCCCGAACTCTGGTGTAAAAATGATCACCAGAATCGCGACTTTGATGATTACCACGCATGCTTCGATTGCATGATCGACCCAGGTAATCGTCGCTATCTATCCGAAGATTATGCGTTTTGTCGCCGCTGGCAACAGGCTGATGGTAAGATTTACGCGGATGTGAATACGACACTCGGCCACGTAGGAAATTTGCCGTTCAGTGGATGTCTCAATGATAGGCTTAAGGCTTAGACTCGTGTGAAAAATATGAACTTCGCAACTATCGTCGTCACACGTTCAAAATCCTGTCATGTGAAGACATTACACACAATTTTACGAATCAATATAAAATGCATCGTAAAAAGTCTTATGAATGAAATAGTATATGTTACTGATGACCCATTTGAAAAGGCGCGTATAATTGAACAATATATGAAATCACACGATCGTATCATTTTTATAGACTTCGGTATAGGTATAGACGAGGAGACAATCGCACAATGCTTCGATAATCATGATCATGTGGGTTGTCTCGTGTTTCCGGGTGTCAAAGAGGGTGTCGATTGGGATCTTTTCAAAGCTAAAGTCAAAGAAGGTTCAACCGAACCTGTGAATCAGATGGGTATGCACTTTGATACAGAAGTAGATAAGAAGATCTCCGATAATATTTATAATGTTACAAAAACCAACGCTCGAGCCTGGATGATGAATACAAAACATGTATATAAAACTCTGTCCAAGAACAAGGACACTAAGATTAGCCCAAAGATGTTTGAAAAGTTTCTTCGACAAAATGTACGCGTTTATGCGTTTACGGCAGCTAAGTTGACGATGACGTATACACACGAATGTGTCAGTAACATTCTAAACGCGGCTGGTGTGAAAACCAATTAAAGTTTACGAGTCAATTTGAAACATGTCCAACCCGCTTCACAAATATGTCATAGAGTTTATACATTCCGTATGGGGAAGTAAAGACTATTTTCCGGGACCACAGCCCATTTCGATCGAGCGCAGACATTTTCCAGTCCTAAAGGGTGGAGACTATCTCGTTTGTGAAAAGACGGATGGGGAGCGCCATATGTTGGTGGCACTCACGTATGACGGAAAGAAGAAATGTCTATTTGTAAATCGGGCCTTTCAGATGTTTGAGGTTCCTATCAACTTGAAGAAGAGTGCCTATGATGGGACGATCCTTGATGGAGAGCTCTATGAAGGTACACTTATGGTCTACGACGCCGTTCTCGTCGCCGGAACTTCTGTATGGAACAAAAATCTCAACGAACGTCTCGAGGCTTCGAGAAGTCTCATGAGATCCATCATCTACATGAAGTCAGATAAGTATCGTCTCAAATGTAAGACGTTTCACCATATGAGAGATTATGCGAAGTTTATGGATGAGTATCTTCCGACTGTTCAGCAAAAAATTGATGGACTCGTCTTCACACCTATAAATGAACCCATACGAATCGGCACTCACGAGACGATGTTCAAGTGGAAACCACAAGAGAAGAACACAGTGGACTTTCTCATGAAGAGAGAACCTTCAAGAGAAACTCCGGGATTTAAGCCGGGTATACCCGCGTGGCGCTTATATGTACAGGAAAAGGGGAAGCTCTATTTCGAGAGTGAGATTCCACACAATCGCATCGAGGATGAACCCTGGTTTGAAGATGGTGCCATTGTGGAGTGTAAGTATGTGACTTGGGAAGAACCGATGTGGTGGAAACCCCTAAAGAGGAGAAGAGATAAAACGCATCCAAATAACCGTCGCACGTTTTATAGAACGATCGTGAATATTAAGGAGAATATTCAGATGAAGGAGTTTTTAGATTGTAGGCCACCATAAAAAAAATATAGGTTTAATATAGAACAGATGATACTGGTACTTTTGTTGCTCGTGTGTTGCTGCGTTATAGTAGTCGCCGCGGGTGGTGGTGGTTATTTCTTCTTAGTCCAGAAGAAGGAAGGTGATGAATGTGATGGTGATGACGAGAATGGTACACACGTGATTGATGCCGATGGAAATTGTATCCTTGAATCTTGTGATATAGGTCACAGAAAGGTTGGAGAAGAATGTTTCGAATTTAGTACCAATGCCCCATGTACTCCTTTTGGTACCTCTGATCCTCAAGGTAAGTATGTATATGATTCCGAAGGGAATTGTGTATTTGATTCATGTAATTCGGGATACAATATACTCGGAACCACTTGCGTCGAAGATCAATCTGGTTCCATATGCACACCATCGGACACACCGGATCCACAAGGTAACTATCTAACCAATGCCGCGGGGGTTTGTGTCCTTAATTCATGTAACGTGGGATATGATAAAGTTGGACCCACCTGTATCAAAGATGTAACGGGAGAAGAGTGCGAACCCGAAGATTCCAAGGACCCACATGGTGTGTATCGAATCGGTCAAAGTGGTGGTTGCGATTTTAGTGGTTGTCAATACGGTTACATTTTAAATAATGACACTTGTGAATGGGGAGGTATAAATGCACGATATATTAGTATAATGCGACCCTTTGGTACATATGCCGATCAATCTTCTATACTCAATATAGCAGAAATTGAGGTAGTTGACCCCGCCGGTATAAACGTAGCCTTAAACGCTACAGTCACCGGTGGTCCAGAAAATCACGGTGCTGGGCCGTGGGCTAACTTAACCGATGGGAAATATGACAACTTTGCACATACGTTTGGTGATGGTGTACCATTTATGACTATTGACCTTGGTGCCATGAAGGAAATTGCTAGGGTTGTCATCACTAACAGGGCTGGCTATTCGGGTAGCGGGCGATTGCAGAATGCGAGAGTTTTGTTATTGGATGCAAATGAAGGGATAGTGAAAACAACGGAAAGGATTAAGAATGAAAAAATGAAGATGACATATGATTTTAGAGCAACATCTCCAGCTTGGGAATATGCCGATGCTTAACTTTTTAGATTGTAGACCATGAAATAATATCCAGCTTCATCAGGTAATTCGTGCTCTTGTATCGCATCATCATCCATGAGAAACCATTTGTTCCTACGCTTTACGAAACTCACGTAATGTCCGTCACTTTGACGACCGACGTGTACAGCAGACGCGATGAGATTGTATTCGCGTGAATCTATGATGAGTTTTTCGAGAATGTGTACATGACTCTTGCGGTCGAAAGAAATCATGAGAATTTGTGGCAATTTGGAGAAGACCATTCGCGTCGTCGCGACGTGATGCATCTTTCCATGTGTGTCTTCAAAATTTTCTATGGTACTCCAGTTAGTGCTTTCTGTTAGCATTTTACCCATATCCTTGCCTTCAGAGGTTATCAAATGAACGCTGAAATCTTCTTCATTCGATGACTTTCCTCCCGGCCATATCGTTTCCTGAACCTTCTTACCGTAGAACCAATCTTTGATTTTAGGGTCGGCGCGTTCGAGAATGTCTATGACACACAAGATGGCTTCCTGGACATCATGTTGCTCCCTTTCTCCGAATCTTGGAAACTGTTCTCGGAAATGTGTGAGAAGAGGGTTTATGTCAACATTACCCCGACCCCTCGTCCAGTACACTTTGATCAGTTCACAGTACCTTTTTGTGAATGAACATGTACCACCATATGGGTGTCGTAAGAAATGATTCGTCAAAGCTGGTATATAGAGAAGGCATTGCAGGGCTGTGTTGAAATAACACGTGTTTCCCCGATTTTCGAAACCTTTCATTACATTTTATGCTCAAAAAAGGCTTAAGAGAATGACGCAAATGTAAAAAGACAAGAAAAACAAAATGGATCTCACCGAGAAAGTTCTCCCCATCTTTGAAGCACACAAGAATGAAGGCGACATCGAAGTCGAGATTCGTCTCGGAAAACATAATGGTTCACTCTTCGACACGAACGTCGGCAAAGATGTATGGAAGAGGGTTCTCATGGGTTTAAAAAAGTACGATGGTTGGGATTCGACAAAGATGACAACCTCGGAAGTGTATTACAACGATGCCAATAACGTTCGCATCACAGTTGATGAAGATTCTGGGGAACAGACAATGATCCAAAAGATTGCGGTGGTCAAGGAAGATTTTAAGCGTGATCCCCTCGATGTGCGCTTCTGTGTCGCTCGTGAGATCCCTACATCTGGGGAGTATGAGATGGACCGTAAACGTACGAAGACGAGGCATTCCTTCGTGCGTAAGAACCTCAGCATCGATATGACCATCTCCTCGGGGGACAACGCCGACATGGACTCGGAAGAGGAAGCCTCATACCAAATTGAACTGGAAATCGTAAAGCCTTCAGATGTTGATTCGATCTACAAATTCAAGAACATTCTTCAGAAGATTGATGATCTCTGTAAATTAATTTCCCATTAAATACTAAATGAAAAAGAACGCGAGTCGGCGTATGTTTATTCTTGTGATGATTATGACGGTCATATTAGTACTTGTGACAACGAGACGTGAATCGTATAATCCATGGTTACCTTGGAACTGGTTCAGGAAGCCCGAGCCCCCCCGCTCCATACCCGAACCTCCTCAACGAAGGATTCCCTACCCCATGCCCGAACCTCCTCAACGAAGGATTCCCTACCCCATGCCCGAACCTCCCCGCCCCATGCCTGAACCTCCTCAACGGAAGATTCCCCGTCCCATGCCTGGGCGTCCCTACCCCATGCCCGAGCGTCCCCAGCCCATGAATCCTTATCTAGCGTTGATCCCGGAGCACAACATGAGACCATCCATTCCATATGGGTCGATTTTTTCTAACCGTCCCGCACAGCCATTGTCCCCGGGTGTCAGGGCACGGATGTAATCGAGATAAAATATAGGTAAATAACAAATGATCTATATTCTCGTGTTGCTGTTAGCGTTACTTTTACTTATGAGGGTGGGACGCGAGAAATACCGTAAGAGAGATCTTCGACAGCGGGCAGAGGATGAGATGTTGAGAATGCAGGCTGAGGCGGAAATGATGAGAATGGGAATTTAAATCGTCCCGGACGCGGACGCAATTGAGATAAAATATAGGTAAATAACAAATGATCTACATTCTCGTAGCTCTCATCGTGTTGGCACTCATGTTTGATACACGCAGCAAATCAACGGAAGTTGAGGGTTCCAAACACTTCTACATGAGTGATGGTGCGTCTAAGGATACGTATCTCATGATGCACGCGGATGGGATGAATCGTGAGATGCTGAAGAAGTTTGTATCGATGGAGGATCGTCTTTTGGAGATTGAGAAGGATTCGGTGTGTTCTGGTACACCTTACATAGTCGACGCGAGTCTCGTTTCTAATAAAATTAAAGAAACATTTCCCAGATATGATTTTTCGTATCACACTATTCATCTCAAACAAGTTGCTGAACCGAACAAGGTTGTGAACACGAAAATCAAATGCTAATCGAGTTCAACATATTGAAAAGTTGCCATAAAAGCATCTTATGCTTAGGACTTTTTATTTCTATGTACCTCCCAATCACACGCATGATGAGTTTGTTATCATCCTCTTCACTCTCATCACGCTTTAGACCACTCTTACGTATGTAGTCAGCTGCGACATAAATCATCGCATCTAGGAACTCTTCCCGTGCCATGTATAACCACGAGTTTACCGGTGTTCCCCAATCCCTCGTGTCATCATCAGTGCGAACACCATGATTATACTTTTTCAACCCGAGCTCGAGCCGTCCCGTTAACTCGTCGAGAATTCCCATTTGTATTCATGTTGGCCCTAAACTTTAACCAATAGTTGCGGTACTCTACCATCTTCTTGTTAGAAGGAGGTGTCTTCTTGCTCATGATGTAGTTGGCAGCTGCGCGGCGGTAATCATTCTTCAAGTTGTATGCGACGCCAGTCACATTCACGGTGTTCATGAGATACTT